GAACTAATTCGATACGAGAAGCCCACTTGTCAGAAGCCCAGCCGGGATGACAGTAGGTAACAGTGATATTGGGTATGCCAGCGCGCACAGCTTTAATGAGCATGGCGACGCTGTCATTGCCACAGCTACTGGATAAAAAGTGTTGTTGAGTTGTCATGCGACCACCCGAACAACAGAGCAGTTAAAACAATGAACAACAGCCCGGTTGACATGGCCGAATGCATCAATGGGACTGCACCAGCAGTAGCCCAAACGAACGCGAATAACACGATAGTGAAAGCCGCCAGTGATAGAGACCGTGAGACCGGACTTGACAATCCGGTAGCGTGACCTATCAAGGTTTGAAGCGATGCACGCCCCCAGCCCGGACGCCGCCGGAGCCGTCACAACTGTAGCGACATCGTTTTTAGCTGGGGGGGTGCAACCGGACAAAGACCGCGCTTGTAAGGGGGTCTGACTGACTTTTGAAAGCATGACGGCTCCTAAGTTAAGAAGTGTTAAATGGGTTAGGACACTTCGACAGGTATTTATACCACAAAATGCGATCACCTGGGGATTTCCGTCGCTACGATGTAGAAATCCTGAAAGTAAGAGAGCCGGTGCGACTGCAACATAGAGCCATCCTCAATTTCAAAACAAGCGCCAATAACGTCCGCAATCGACGGAGCCATGAGATAGGCAACATGCTTTTCTATAACGGGCTTGCCGTTTGAACGACTGTATCGATTCAAGCCCTCAGGCATCAACTCAAAATGCTTAATGATGTACTTAGAGACGTAGTTCGCCATTTTGTATAGGCTCATGCGTTTACGGCTTTTCTTGCCCCATTTGGACGCCTTACCGCCTACAAAACACATCCCATTGTCCCGGCCAACAATATCACGCCAAATGCGCGTGCCGAGCTTCCAAGCCTCAATTTTCACGCCCTTGTAAAGGGCATGTTTGGGTAGTCTATGTGTGGCTACGTGCATATGCCATGACCCCCGCTCCTGCGGTTCAAATCCAGTGCAGTAACGGAATCCCGGAAGCGCTTTTGTCATGCGCCTAACCCACTCCTTATGGTGCCGCTTCGCTAAGCCCTCATCCGTCTGATTCTCCCGATAGGTGAGGGTCAGCAGCTCGTCAAACCCCTCGTGAACAATTGCCCATTTACAGGCCAGCTTGGCCCTTTTGGCAGCACGCCGCAGGTTCTTTTCTTTCTGCTCGGCAATAAATGCCGCATCATTCACAGGGTCTAGGGGGTCAGTAGGCATGAGCATCCAGGCAGGAGCCATGCCGACTTCTATCACCGCATAGTGGGGGCGGACGATACGTTCCATAACCCCGTTACAGCGTTTAGTACGTACCTCCCACGTATCGGGCACCCTCTCACGCTCGTACAAAACACCGTCTATAATTTTTGCCATTGAGCAACCTCTAATTCTTGCTTAATCACCGCCCCGGAAGGTTCCAGCCTTCGCGGGGTATTTTTTTTAAAGACCAAATACCAGTATTGGTGCCAAAGTGTCCTTTGAATAAATTAAGCGCGCTCCGCGCGCTTCGGTGCGGCGCTCCGCTTGCCCCTGCGCGCCCGCCCCCCGAGTAATTGACTCAAGGGGCCAATGGCGTGCATAGGGCGACATGGGGCCTTGCCGCCCCATACCCCAGCCCCCTAGCCCTTTGGGCCGCACTAGCCGTGCTCTAGGGGTCCCCGCTTGTCTTTTAAGAATAGGGGTCATTTGCGGGAAAGCATCCAGCGGAGTACAGCGCCATCATTCTCATCACGTAGGGCCGCAGCAGTGGCGTCGCGTTCCGTGATCGCGTTAGGTACGCTGGACAGGGAGTAATGGCCAACCGGAAGCGCAGGCTTTTTCAGGGCCTCACAGACGGAGATATCAGGTTCGACCTTTATCCCATCACTAGAGTAGCAATCGCACCTATCACGTACCACAGCACAGCCAGCAGCCGCAGCAAGCCTGCCGAGCGCCACGGGGAAAACGCCGGTAGGGTGACCGATTGAGCCTGGAGCCACGGGAGCAGACGCAGGACGATATGGCGTAACACTGAAAGTGGTGGTAGGCCGCGCTGCAAGCCCCGCGGGTTTGAGCTTTTCCTGATAACTTTGATACACGTTATAGGCGAGGACTGGAGCGCCGACCAACCCCGACAAAATGAACCAGACAAGAATGGGAATTTTTCGCGGCTGTTTAGTGTGCAAGTCCGCACTATGGTAGAGCTTGTAAACCGCCTTATTGAAGCGCCACGTGCCCTGAGAAATAGCCTTTGAATACAGGAGTTGCCGGGAGCAATGATCCCATTCATACACGATGGCAAACGGTAAATTGCCCATCCTTCGAACGTGAATGTGACGACCCGTCAGGCCATGAACATGTCGGTCGACATTCATGACGTTTTGCGTGATGAATACGAAATCGACGCCCATATGCCGATGCGTATCAAGGTGCTGAATGAAAGGGGGGACTGCCGAACCGTTAGCCCTGGGGGGCATCACCTTTTGAAACTCGTCGTAGACGATCATTGAACCAGGCTTCGCCCATTCATGCCAGTTTTTAAGGCCGCCCTTGTCGCCGTCGTCAATCAACTCATGATCGACCTGCAAACCCTTGATGTTGGTATAAATGACACGGGGAATTTCCGTAGTGACACCATCGGAATCAGTGTGACTGATCGACGTGCCCACCATCGGAAGAATCAGCTTTTCAATAGCGTGCAGTGTCTTTCCCGCGCCGGGGGTACCAGTTAAAACGGTGAGGGACATGCTCAGCCCGCATTGAGTGAAAAGAAGCGCGCCACATTTCCAACGGCTTTCATGAGCAGTGAGAAAGCCCAGGCTCCAAAAATCAGGCCGAGAGCATCACCGCCACCAATGAGCAAGAAGACGCCGAGATAGTCAGCGGGAAGCGCATAAAGCCGGTCAATAAGTAGCTGTTTGACCTGGCCTAAACCAGTGGTGACGCCGGTAACGGTAACAACTGATAGACCCAGCGCAGACATGACACGCACCACGAGGGGTTGCATAGCGGACAGGAGCCAGTTTGTTAAGTCAGTCATGCTTGATTCTCCCGAGAACCCGGAAGGGCTGTACCTATGACGATGGAGAGCGCAGCGAGAGCACCAAGGACTAAAACCATAGGCTTGACGTAGGTCACCAAAGTATCGCATGCCTGAGCCCAATCCCAAACACGCAAATTTTTGTTGACGCCGTGAAACGTCATGTAAACGTTTGCAGGGCAATGCCCGCCGCCGAATATGCCGGTCTCAGCTTGGAAGCCGGGCAGGTCTATTTGTGTTGTAGGCAGGGTCTCATTTGCAGGTGTGGTGAGAGCCGCACAGCCTGCACGGGTATCACCAGGAGCACAAGAACCAGAACTACCAGTGCCAGTACCAGTACCAGAACTGGTGGCAGCGGAAACAACAGCGGAAGCTGTTACAACGCCTTGTAAACTGGTGCCGCCAGTGCCTGGGCCAGCGCAAGCAACGTTAGAACGATCGGCTGAATATTCCCTATGCAAAACGAAAGGGCCAGACCCGCTGTAATACACATCCCCAGGCGCAGAGGCATTAGGAATCAAATCGTGGGCGCAACCTGAATAACAAACAGTCAACTGGTCAGGTAATGCCCAATATGCAGTAGTGATCGCTGTCATTGACGCGGCATTGCCAAGAGCCGTAGAAGGCTCATAAGGAACCGTGAGGAAATTAGCGTAAAGAGTGCCCACATCGTTTTGCGCAGTGCAATTAGAAGGAGGATCCTCACCTACAGTGCACGAATTAGGGGCGTAATCCATACGAATCCACTGCTCACCAACTACGCAATAGTAAAGGCCATTATCTACGGGTGAACCACCATAAACCAAAGTGCAATACCCGTACCCACCTCCAGGATAATTTGGCGGTATGCATATATCCGCCTGAGCAAGTGGGGCGAATACAAACAGGGAAAAAATCAGCGAAAGGCGACCCACAACATGAGCAGCAGACCAGCCGCAAACATGTATTCTATTGAGGAAGTCATACACGGTTAATCCTTGATTGAATCAGTGCGGAGTAGATCGAGCAGAGCACGTGAGCAGAAGACAACGAGAAGGGCCAGCATGAGGAAGCCGCCAGCTTCAAGAAGATCGAAGAGCTTCTCTTCCGTGAGTGGAGGAGGCTCAACAACCACCGTTTGAGTGCCGACAACATAGGTCACCGTCACATAGCCGTTAAGGGCCTCAATTTGGACGGCGTTACCAGTGCCAGGCTCGGGGTCACCCGACGATGCAGGTTCACAGACCTCAACAGGGGGCGCAAAGCCGCCGTTAAAACTGGAGGAGGGATGCCCGTATGCATGGCACACGGTAGGGCCAGAAGGCCCGCCAATCTGCGCACTTGTCCAAGTACCACCGCCGGTAAAAATACCGACCATGCCCGCACAAGCCTCATCGGCTGTATTGCCCTGCGAACTGAAAGACCCTAGATCAAGCAACCAAGGGGCTTGTCCACTTGTACAAGTAGGTAACGGCATGTGTGCTCTTTCGAATTCCCCCCCGGGCTTTTGACCCGAGGGGGGTTGAGGGCCGCGGGTTTACAGGCCGAGTTTGGACTTCAGCTTCAGCACGCCCCAAATGACGATGCCGGCCGCCATGAGCAGCCCGATAGCCTCAACGGCGTCCACCTGGTACTGGGTGACCGCGCCGCTGAAACCGGCGGGGAGAGCGGCGTGGGCAGCAGTGCCCAAGGCGTAGGACGATGCAGCAACGATGGCCGCGATTTTGCGATTCAGCATTTTTCAAAACTCCATGTTATGCCGCGAAATTACGGCCCATGCAGCCCTCTAGGAAGACCGCATAGGCTGAAATCTCAAGTCCGAGGGGGTACGGACGCAGGGGGCTGTTTGAACGCGCCAGGGGGTAGCGCAGTCATTGCAACGATCGCAGGGACAACGTGCCCAGCCTCATCGCCATAGGTCGGAGTTTCAAGCGCGAAGGCACAGGAATACATGCCGGGTTTGACAGTGCCGTCGAGAGCTTTGGGGATGATCATGACGCCGACACCGGCAGCTTCGCCGTTTTCCTTGCGAATGACGCAATGCGCCTCAGTGAGCTTGTAATCTTTGCCAGACTTGGCCTTGCCCTCTTTTGTATTCAGAAGCAGAACTTCAACGATGGTCGACATGAAAAATCCTTTGAATGTGACGCCGGAAATACGGCCAGATGCCCCAGGGTCTGAGGCATGAGGCTGTATTCACAGCATTGGAGGAACATAGCCGCAGCCACCGATGCAGGGAGACGGCCCAGGGATGATGAAATCGAGGAGCATGTAGACCGCCCACAGAGAGACGCCTGCGCCGACTACAGCGCCTGAAATGGCCGCAATGAGGACGATCAAATAGGCAGAAATGGGATGCTGGTCGACGAATTGACCGAGGGCTGAGAGGACGTTATTCATTCGCAGTACCCCACTGGTGAGACATGGCCAGGGCAATACCGGAATAAGTGCGCGACCGATTTTTCCAACGATCAGGGCCAGGAGGCATGCAATGAACGACAGGGTGACGACCCTCAACCACGTTTGATGGAGTCAAGCGTGGCAGGCCCTCAAGCCAGAGACAGGTTGCCTTAACCTCAGGGTGGCCATGTTGCCAGGGGTGGATGATCTGATCTGGCTTACGAATGGCGGTACTGATGATGGAAACGGGGTTTTCTATTGCCTTTTTGCGAATGGGCAATGCCATCAACTGACGAACAAACATCAATGCGCGATGTTGCCGACCGTCGGCTATTTTTGCGGCGAAATGTCGCGCACCACTGACAGCCAAATCAGTGCAAGGAGGGTGAGCGATAAGCAAATCCCAGCCATCAAATGCAACGTCAAAAACGTCCCCCTGATAGTGCGGCCCCGGGGATTCCGTGGGAAGAAGATCGACTGAAAGAGCGTCGTGACCCCGTGCAATAAAGGCATCACGTACACGACCTGAAAACTCGCAGGCAACGAGGACGCGGAGTTTTGTCATACGACCACCCGAACAACAGAGCAGTTGAAACGATGAACAACAGCCCGGTTGACATGGCCGAAAGCATCGAGAGGGCTACACCAGCAGTACCCCAATCGAACGCGAATGACGCGATAGTGAAAGCCCCCAGTGATTGAAACAGTCAAAGAAGACTTGACGATACGAACCCGAGAAAGGTCGAGATTCGAATTGATGCACGCCCCCAGCCCGGACGCCGCCGGAGCCGTCACAACTGTGGCGGCATCGTTTTTAGCTGGGGGGGTGCAACTGGTGTAAGACCGCGACTGTGCAGGGGTCTGACTGACTTTTGAAAGCATGACGGCTCCTAAGTTAAGAAGTGTTAAATGGGTTTGGACACTTCGACAGGTATTTATACCACAAAATTCGGTGACCTAGGTATCTCAGTGGCGACGATGTAGAAATCATTGAGATAGGCGAGCCGATGCGACTGGAGTAACGATCCAGGTTCAACCTCGAAAGACGCGCCAATCACGTCCGCAATGGACGACGCCCGAAGATACATGACGTGTTTTTCTATCTCGGGTTTGCCGTTTGAACGGCTATAGCGATTCAAGCCCTCAGGCATCAACTCAAAATGCTTAATGATGTACTTAGAGACGTAGTTAGCCATCTTGTATAGGCTCATGCGTTTACGGCTTTTCTTGCCCCATTTAGACGCCTTACCGCCTACAAAACACATCCCATTGTCCTTGCCAACAATGTCACGCCAAATGCGGGTGCCGAGCTTCCAAGCCTCAATTTTCACGCCCTTATACAAGGCGTGTTTGGGTAGTCTGTGTGTGGCTACGTGCATATGCCATGACCCCCGCTCCTGGGGTTCAAATCCCGTGCAGTAACGGAATCCCGGAAGCGCTTTTGTCATGCGCCTAACCCACTCTTTATGGTGCCGCTTCGCTAAGCCCTCATCCGTCTGATTCTCCCGATAGGTGAGGGTTAGCAGCTCATCAAACCCTTCGTGAACAATTGCCCATTTACAAGCCAGCTTGGCCCTTTT